AAGATTTTTCAAAGCATATTGAGTTTAGTTATGCACTTGGCAAGATGGCAATACCTGCTTTTGAACAATATTTGATTTCAGAAATTTCAAATAGATTAGGTGCTGCAATGGCTAAAGATATTTACGACCAAATAGTTAAAGATACAAATACTACAAATAAATTTAATGCAGCTACACCTGGAACATTAGCATTAAAAGATATTACAAAAGCATTTGGACTTTTAAAGACTTCACAAAATACAAATGTATATACAACTAATGCAACATTATGGAATGCTATTGCAAATGTAGAGGGAGCAGAGGGAAGACATGCCTTTGTACCAAACTTTAGTGATGACATTGCAGGGCAATTAATGGGAAAACCAATTAAGCAAGAAGATGCTATTGGGAAAGATGTTGTATTAATTCTTGCACCAAGCGAATTTATATACAATGTTGTTCAAGACATAATGATTGAAAAAGACAAAGATATAAAGAGACATGTTAATATCATAAGTGGATATGCTAGAGCAGAGGGTTCATTATCTAATGATTTGGCAGCAGTAGTATTAACTGTTGGTAGTGCAGGTTAAAAAAAGAGTTTTAAAAGGAGTCTATTATGATAGTTAAAGTTATAAACAGATTTTACAATAAAGAAGACTTAAAAGAGTGTTTTGAAAAAGACACTCTTTTAAAAATTAATGATGAAGATAGAGCTTTAGATTTGATTGCAAGAGATTTAGTAATTGAAGTTAAATTAGAAGATGAAAATGCCTTATCTGAATTAAAAGAGTTAGGGGAAAAAGTTGAAGATACAACAACATCTAAAGAAAATGAAAAAGTAGATAATGCTGAAGAAGAAATTGAAGAGGTTGTTGAAGAGAAAGAACCTAAAGGAAAAAGCAAAAAAGGAACAAAAACTAAAAGCAAGTAGGTGCTTTTTATGATTGAAAAAATAAAGAAAAATTTAAGAATTACACATTCTAAATTAGATGATGAAATTGAAGATTGTATTAGTGCTTGTCTTAGAGATTTAGAAAGAGTGGGGTTAAAAGATGTTGATAATAAAAAAAGTGATCATTTGATTTTGCAATGTGTAAAGTTGTATTCTCGTTGGCAATTTAACTTTGAAAATCAAGCAGAAAGATATAGATTATCTTATGAAAGTTTAAGAAATGCATTAAGTTTGAATAAGGACTATATATAATGTTTACTGAAATTATAACATTGTTAAAAAAAGTTAAAACAATTGATGAATACGGAGACACAAAAATCACTTACGAAAAAAAAGAAGTATTTGGAAGATTAGACAGAGTTTATTTTTCCGAAGCACTTCAAGCAATGTCGCAAGGATTTGAAAATCAATTTAGGTTCACTCTTTCTGATTATTATGATTATCAGAAAGAGGAAGAACTTATTTTTGATGATGAAAAATATAGAATTATCAACACTCAACGAAAAGGAACATCTATTGAATTAAATTGTATTAAGGGGATTGATTAAAATGTCAAACAAACCTAATGCGGGTCTTAAGATAAAAAAAGGGACTATTCAGTTTACATCAAACGTTGATAAAGTAAAGTTTACGATTGAAGAACTGATTAATGCAGCAAATAGAGATGTGGGAAAGTATATAAGAAATATTGCAGGAAATAAACTGTATAGTGCTTATGTAGGAGTTTACCAAAAAGGTAGTAAGCAAAGACCTAGAAAAGGAAAATTAATTAAAGGTTATATAAACCGAAATCTTTCTTATTGGGCAAGAAAAAAGGAACATGATCTACAAATAGGTTTCAAAGACCATTCATGGTTTACTCAACAAGAATTAGGAGATGCAAATTATCCAAAACTAGCAGTTTTAAGAAATACAGTTTATGAAAACATAGGAATTATTCAAAATATACAATCTCAATATATTTCTGCATTAAGTCAAGAGAATCCAACTATACCACCGGGAGAGGATAAACCAAGTGATTAGAGAAATAAAAAAACAATTAAAATTACTTATAGACCCAATTTCAAATCTAGCATTTGAAACAATCCCTAATACTGATATTTTCCCTCATGTGGTAGGCGATTTGACAATAGCATACTACAAAGAGGGATTGTATAATATATCACTTGATATTGATGTATGGGACAAAAGCACATCAACTGAAAATGTAGATATAATTGCAGAAAAAATTATAGAAGTATTAGATAGATGTTCATTCAGAAACAATCAAATAATATTTACATGTTGGTTTACAACACTTGCAAATATACAAAGCGAAGACAAGACACTAAAAAGAAAGACAATAAAATTTGAAGTACAAGCTAGGAAAGGGGAAAACTAATGCCAAAATGCAAAGTAATTTCAGGATTAACAGCAAAGACAACTGAAAAATTAGTTTTAGATGCAGGAGCATTTTTTAAAAATTACAAAGTTGGAACAGACACATTTGAAACAGCAGTAACAAGTGGGAAACTACTAGGAGCAACAAAAGGTGGTGGTTCATTTACTGCAGTTCCATCTTTTAGAAACATAGAAATTGACGGACTAAGAGGAGAGGCGAAAGGAACGAAAATACTTGAAACTTGGGAAATCAAATTAGGAGCAACAGTAGTAGAAGTAACTCCTGATACATTACAAACTGCTCTTGCAGTATCAGAAAAAGCAACAGAAGATGGTATTACAACACATGAAGTTGTAAAAGGAAAAATGTGTATTACTGATGCAGATTATATTGAAAATATAACTTGGGTTGGGAATCTTTCAGGAAGCGAAGAACCAGTAATAATTCAAGTTTATAACGCTTTGAATACAAAGGGACTTGAACTGGGATTTGAAGATAAATCTGAAGCTACAATTGAATTAGAATTTACAGGACATTTTGATATGAAAAAAGCGAATGAAGTTCCGTTCAAAATTTACTATCCAAAGATTATAGGTTAAGTAGGAAATTAAGGAGAAAAAAATGAAAACTTTAAGAAAAATAAAATTTGGTGATTTAGGTGCTGCATCCAAAATTATACAAAAATTGGGGTTAAGGATAGAGGGAAATGGTTCAAGTTCTCTTGAAGAAATTGGAGCAAGTTTATTTTTAGTTTTAATTGAAAAATATCATATTGTAGAAAATGATGTTGCACAGTTCATGTCAAACCTTATTGAAGATATGACAAAAGAAGAATTTTTGGGTTTAGATTTAGATGAAGTTTTAGAATATATTGAAGAATTAAAAAAAGATGAGGGGTTATCTCGTTTTTTGCGAATACTCGAGAAATTGGAGACAAAGAGTTAGCTATAATCTACGACTTGTTATATAGTGAATATTCAAATCCTAGTTTTGTTTTTGATGCTGAAATAAACTTTGCTCTTGACATTATAGATGCACTTTTTGAAAGAAAGAATGAAGAAAAGATGTTTCAAAGATGGATAGTATATCAATCAGAAATGAGTTTTGAAGAATTCAAAAACAAACTAGGAAATATAAAAAACAATAAATATGACAAAAGAAGTTCAAAAGAAATCTTGAATAATGTTAAAAAGATTTTAGAAAACTATAAGTTTTAATAAGGGGGTGTTTTTTATAGAACTTTTTAAATTAATGGGAAGTATTTTTGTTGACAACAAAGCAGCAAATGACTCAATTCAAAAAACAACTGGATTAGGTTCTAAATTAGCATCAACTCTTGGAAATGGAATAAAGACGGCTGCTAAAGTAGGAACAGCTTTAGCTTCAATGGCACTTGCAGGGGGAACTTCTTTATTAGCGATTGCAAACAAATCAGCTGCAACAACGGATAGAATTGACAAAATGAGTCAAAAGTTAAATTTGTCAAGAGAGGGCTTTCAAAAGTGGGAATATGTATTATCCCAAAATGGAGTTGAAATAGAAAACTTAAAAGGTGGTATGAAGAAACTTACAAATACTTTAGATGATGCTAAAACAGGAAGTAAAACTGCAGTAGAATCATTTAAAAGAATAGGAATAAGTGTAAAAGACTTAAAAGACTTAACACCTGAACAAGTTTTTGAAAAAACAGTTGAGGCTTTACAAAAGATGCCTGCAGGAGCAGAGAAAGCTGCATTAGCAAATGAACTGCTTGGCAAATCTGGAAGTGAGCTAATGCCTTTATTGAATGGAACTGCAGAAAGTGTTGAGCAGTTAAAAAAGCAAGCAGAAGAGATGGGATTAGTTTTAGATAATGAAACCATTGATGCTGGTGTTAAATTTACAGATACAATGGATAATGTAAAAAGAACACTAGGAGCAGTTGTTGCAAAAATAGGTGGACAAGTAATACCAGTTGTTCAAAAATTCCTTGATTGGATTATGGCAAACATGCCAACAATTCAAGCAGTAATGGGAAAAGTCTTTGAATATATTGGAATATTTGTACAAAAAGCAGTTGAAATATTTAATAATTATTTCTTGCCAGTAATAAAAAATGTTGTAAATTGGGTTGTTGCGAATTGGGGTTCAATATCTGACACAATGTCGAGTGTTTTCTCTACTTTATGGGGAATAATAAGTCCTATTGTAGATCTCTTTACATCATTTGTAGGTTATTTAATGAACTTTCAAGATGCAACAAATCTAACAATTCCAATATTGGCAGGTCTAACAGCAGGATTTATTGCATTTAAGGCAGCAATTCTAATAGGAAGTATAATATCAACAGTAACAGCAGGAATTACTGCTCTTACTGCTGCAACACAAGGTCAGTCAATAGCACAAGCAATATTAAATGCAGTAATGAATGCAAATCCATTTGTTTTAATTGCCACATTAATTGCCGGATTGGTTGCTGCAGGTGTAGCACTATGGAGAAATTGGGACACAGTTGTAGCAAAAGCAAAAGAATTGATGAGTAAAATTGCAGAGGTTTGGAATAGTATCAAAGCAAAAGTAGTTGAAGTTTGGACCGGAATTCAAACAACAATATCAAATGTTTGGAATAACATAAAATCAAGTGTTTCAAGTGCTATAAATAGTGTTAGTAGTACAGTATCAAGTATTTTTAATGGATTAAAAAGTACAGTATCAAGTATTTGGAACGGAATAAAAAGTGCTATTTCATCTCCAATCGAAGCTGCATATGGAGTTGTTAAAAGTGCTATTGATAGAATAAAAGGAGTTTTTAACTTCAAGTTTAAATGGCCGCACATACCTTTACCACATTTTTCCATTTCAGGAAGTGCAAATCCTCTTAAATGGTTATCAGAGGGTGTTCCAAGACTATCTGTTAAATGGTATGCAAAAGGGGGAATTTTTGACAAACCAACACTTTTCAGTACACCTTATGGACTGAAAGGTGTGGGAGAAGCAGGACCTGAAGCAGTAACACCAATTAGCAAATTACAAGAGATGATAGATTGGAATAATGGAAATGAAATTGTAGCAGAAAAACTTGATATTTTAATAGAATTATTAGTAGGATTTTTCCCTGAACTCTTCAATAAGCTAAGAACAAAAATTTATTTAAACAATGGAGTTCTAGTTGGAGAGTTAGGACCTGAAATTGATGAATATTTTGGGAAGTTAAATAGAGATAGAGAAAGGGGTCGTTAGAAAATGAATACAGTATATTTTGATAGCTTAAATTCGTATTATGACCTCAATCTTTTACTCGAAAGTAAAGAAATAGAAGTTCCAACAGCAAAAACTGAATATGTAGAAGTACCAGGATGTGATGGTAAAATTGATTTTTCAGAGTTTTTTGGAGAAATTAAGTATGAAGATAGAAAAATAAAACTTGATTTCAATATGATAAATTCAGATTTAGAAAAATTATCAAGTATTCAAAACAAATTACATTCAAAAAAAATGAAAATAGTTTTTTCGGATGATGACAAATTTTTCTATTATGGACGTGTAAGTATAAAAAGTTGTAAGTTGAAACATACACTTGGAATAATTGAGATAGAAGTAGATGCTGAACCCTATAAACTAAAAAAGGATATTACAACAATAACAGAAACTATTAATTCCGAAAAAACAGTTGTTTGTAATAATCTTAAAAAATCAGTAGTCCCGGAAATAAAAACAAATTCAGAATTTGAAATTGAATTTAATAAAAACAAATTTACTCACAGTTCTGGAACATTCGTAATTCCTGAAATTTTATTGAAAGAGGGAAAAAACGAAATAAAATTCAAAGGAAATGGAACTGTAACAGTAACTTATATAGAGGGGTGTTTGTGATGTACAGAGTATATTGTGATGATAAACTTTTATATGATCCTCGAATAGAAGAATTAAAAATTAATAATGCAAAATTAAATTTAGAACTCAATAAAACGAGTTCTTTTTCTTTTGAGATTTTTTCACAACATCCATACTTTAATAGTCTTAAAAAATTGAAATCAATAATAAAAGTATATCAAAATGACTACTTATGTTTTAGAGGAAGAATATTAGATGATGAAGAGGGACTGTACAATGACAAAAAAGTTACTTGTGAGGGGGAACTTGCTTTCCTTTTAGATAGTGTAAGTCGCCCTTACGAGCATAAAGGAACAGTAAAAGAACTTTTCGAAAAATTTATTAATGAACACAATGAACAAGTCGAAGAGGAGAAACAGTTCAAAATCGGAAGATGTACAGTAACCGACAAAAACAATTTGATAGTCAGGTCTAATATAGAATATTCAAGTATATGGAAAGAGCTTGAAGAAAAATTAATAAAAAAATTAGATGGATATATTTTTATTAGACATGAAGATGATGGAAACTATATTGATTACTTAAGCGATTTTGATATTTTAAATGGACAAGACATTGAATTTGGTAAAAATTTACTTGATTTTAAAAATGTTGTGGATGCAAGCGAAATTGCTACAATAATTTTACCTGTCGGAAAAGCAGATGAAGCTACAAAACAAAGACTAACTGTAAAGGAAGTCAACAATGGAAAAGACTATGTTGTAGATGAAGATGCTATAAAAAAATATGGAAAAATATTTAAAGTGGTTCATTGGGATGATGTAACAGTTGCAGACAATCTTTTAAGAAAAGCAAAAGAATATTTAAGCAAATCAATACTTCTTTCAAATACAATAACTTTAGATGCAGTTGACTTATCAGCTTTAAATCTTAATATATCAAATTTTAAAATTGGACAGAAAAATAGAGTTAAATCAAGTTTTCATAACATTGATACTATATATCTTGTAAACAGATTGTCAGTTGATTTATTAAATCCAAAATCTAATAAACTGACAATGGGAGCAACAACTTATTCATTTACAGAACAAAGTAAAAACAATTTTGACAAATTAAAAAGTGATTATGATAGCAAATTAAACTCAA